GATATACCGTTCTGATGGCACGGGTTAAGTCAACCGTGATCCCACCCCTGACCAACTGGGGCGGGGTGAGGTCTGTGCAGCGCAGGCTGGAGCGCTCAAGCACCATCATGGCCAACAAGGAGGCCGTGGCTTATGCGTTGCTGAGCATGGCCAACACCAAGCTGACAGACATCATGAGCTGGGATGAGCAGGGCAATGTGACGGTGAAGAGGTCTAGCGATATACCTGAGCACGCGCTGCATGCGATCAAGAGCATCAAGGTCAACAGCAAGAAGGACTCTGATGGCAATGTGTACTCCACGCTGGACATTGAGCTGTATGACAAGGTGGGAGTCTTGAGGCTGCTGGCCAAGGCCAGTGGTCTGCTTGACAACCCTGACGACGGCAATGAGAAGCCGAGTGTGATTGATATCAATGTTGTGGCACCAAGGGGGGAAGCATGACACAAGAAGCATTACGCATGGCGCTTGAGGCGTTGGAAGCAAACGACCAACTTATCAACGGAACTGGCACTAAAGGAGGATTGGTGTACTGCATGGATGGCTATTATTCTGGTTGTTTTGATGTTGACCCAATCAATAAACAAACAGAAGAAGCCATAGCTGCCATCAAAGAAGCCTTGGCACAGCGCACAGAGCAGAACTTTTGCTCACGATGCGGCAAACGTACAAAGGACATTCACACTTGTACCCCACCACAGCGCAGCGAATCGTCTGGCAAGCCATCCGCATGGGTAGGGCTGACGGATGAGGAGATTGCACAGGGCTGGAAAGAATCGTGGGTTACTGAACAAGCATGGCAGTCAGCAGTGTGGTGGGCAGAAGACAAACTCAGGAATAAGAACACATGAACACTTGTCCAAACTGCGGAAAGGTAGCAGGTCTTCACTCAAGCATATTGCAAGGGTGTATGTGTCAATACGCAATGCAAGCGCCAGCACAGCGCACATGGGTAGGGCTAGAGGGAGAAGAAATTAGGAATTTGTGGGAAGAAGCCACAAAACCCGACAGAAGCACCATGACTATGGTCACATCATTTGCAAAGAGCATTGAAGCCAAACTCAAGCAAAAGAATCATGTGGCGCAAGAGACAAATTAAAAGACTGGAGCAACAAGATGAGCCGTACCAAAGAGATGTCCGACAAGAGCGTGCCGATGGCGGGTCTGAACCTAGACTTCAGCGAGTCGCCAGTGATCTACGACTTCATCCAGAGCAAGAACTTTGTGCAAGGGATCATGGGGCCGGTGGGCTCGGGCAAGAGCTACGGGTGCGCAGCCAAGATCTTCATCAAGGCGGTGCAGCAAAAAGCCAGCCCGATTGACAACGTCAGGTATTCACGCTGGGCCATTGTCCGAAACAGCTACCCCATGCTGAAGACGACAACCATCAAGACATGGCTGGATCTCTTTCCTGAGTCAACCTTTGGCCCCATGCTGTGGACACCGCCCATCACCCACCACATCCGCTTGCCTGCCCGTGAGGGTGCCGCTGGGATTGACTGCGAGGTGATATTCCTTGCCCTTGATCAACCCAAAGATGTCAGGAAGCTGCTGTCCTTGGAGCTGACAGGTGCTTGGGTGAACGAGGCGCGTGAGCTTCCCAAGGCTGTGATTGATGGCTTGACCCACCGGGTTGGCCGATACCCCACCAAGCGCGATGGCGGCGCTACTTGGCACGGCATCTGGATGGACACCAACCCCATGGATGATGACCATTGGTGGCACCGCATGGCCGAGAAGGAGAAGATGACTGGCCAGTACGCTTGGAAGTTCTTCAAGCAGCCCGGCGGTGTGGTGCCTGTGGATGTTGAAGACTTGCCTGAGAACCCAGAGGCCAATGACCACATCTTTGCGTCGGGCAAGTGGTGGAAAGTCAACCCCAAGGCCGAGAATGTCCACAACCTGCCACCCGGCTACTACCAGCAAATGCTGCTTGGCAAGAATTTGGACTGGATCCGCTGCTATGCCGGTGGCGAATACACCTATGTCCAAGAAGGTAGGCCTGTTTGGCCGGAATACGAGGACAGTACCATGTCCGGCGACACCGAAATTGAACCCAATGTGCCCATACAGGTGGGGCTTGACTTCGGATTGACCCCTGCTGCGACCATTGGCCAGCGCTTGCCCAACGGTCGGTGGCTGATTCACCAAGAAATTGTGACCTTTGACATGGGATTGGAGCGCTTTGGCCACCAGCTGCTGGGTGAACTGAACCAGCGCTACCCTAATCACCAAGTTTTGGTCTGGGGCGACCCGGCAGGTATGGCCAGAGAAACCATTTACGAGACGACTGCCTTTGATCACTTGAAAACCTTGGGGCTGCGAGCTCAACCCACGGCCAGCAACGACTTCAAGGTGCGCCGCGAGGCCTCTGCCGCGCCCATGCAGCGGCTGATTCAAGGCAAGCCGGGGCTTATTGTCAACCGCGAGTGCAAGCTGCTGCGCAAAGCGCTTGCCGGTGGCTACCACTTCAAGCGGGTGGCGGTCGGCGCTGGCCAAGAGCGCTTTCGCGACGCGCCAAACAAGAACGAGCACTCACACATTGGTGACTCCTTCGGCTACCTGATGCTTGGCGGTGGCGAATACAACCGCATGACCCGCACCCACCAGCTTGGCGGCAGACCCATGGGCCAGTCCAGCGCCAGCACCGACTTTGATGTGTTTGCATGAGAGATATCGCCACGATATACAGCCATTGCCCCTTGTACAAAGCTCATTAGAATCTGTTGGTATGAGTACAGCCATCATTGAAATGCCCAAAGCAAATCTGCCTGCACCAGTGGCGCGGCAGAAGATCATGGCTATTCAAAAGGCTTGTCAAGCGCTGCCAGATGGTGAGCGCATGGATGAATCCCCGCCTCTCAAGCATTGGCTTGCACCCGGAATCTATGCGCGTGAGATCCATCTGCCTGCTGGCACGGTGGTGGTAGGCAGGATCCACCGCCATCGCCATTTCAACATCATCAGCCAAGGCAGCATCACTTGCTACACCGAGTTTGGGTTGGAAACACACACAGCGCCAGCGTCATTTATTTCTGAGCCCGGAACCAAGCGGGTGGTTCATACCCATGAGGACGCGATCTGGACAACCATTCATCCAAATCCAACCGACGAGACAGACATCAAAACATTGGAAGACATGTTCACCGCAATGGAATACGCTGAGCTGGGCATGGAAGTCTATGAATTTAAGGAGGTAATTAAATGAGCTATTTCATCTCTGGTGCCATCGTTCTAAGCACTGCATACAACGCTAATGAGGCGCGTAAATCACGCCAACAAGCTGAGAATGACCAGCGCACCATGCTGGCTCAGCAGGCCTCTGACCAAGCAGCCATGCGACTTGAGTTGTCCAAGCAAACCGCTGAGTATGCCAAGCAAGGCGCGTCCCTTGAGCAGCAGGCCCAGATTGCCCGTGAGCAGTTTGCAACATCGCAGCAAAACTACCAGACCAACAAGCTGGAAATGGAACGCAAGGCCAAAGAAGTGCAAGATGCTGCCGACGAAGAGCGCCGCAAAGCTGCAGCTGCCGAGGCATCCGCACTCAGAGCTCGCACCCGTGGTGGCCGCAGATCTCTTCTCTCAGGCGAGCGCATGGATGCCGAGCTTGGTCTAGGCATGGATCTCGGCAGCGCAGGCATGAGGATCCAGTAATGGCCACACTGCCCCAATTCAAACAACGCCAGATCGCCCGGCGCAGCACATCTGACATTGACCGCTTGGCCAAGCAGTACAAAGCCAACATCGATGCGCTGACCGGCGAGTACCAAACCGCATTTGCTGGGTACCAAACTGGCGTGGCCGAGAAGATGAAGCCTTTTGAAGAGCAGATGGCCACATACAAAGAGTCGCTGCTTCCAACCTACGAAGCGCAGAAGTCTGCTTACCAAAAGAAGCTGGATGAGTACACCGCCACGCTGGCCGAGCTGGAAAAAAATCCTGTCATTGAGCGCACAGCAATTAAAGAAACCAAAACACCACGCTGGGGTCTGTTTGGCCTTGCTGGCTATGAAACCAAGCGCGAGCCATATACCTACTACGAACCAAAACCAATCCCCACGTTCACCGAAAAAGCACCTGCGCTGCCAACCGCGCCAGTTGCGCCAGAGGTAGAAAAGTTTGACGAAGGCGAGTTCGGCACCAAGCGTGCTGCAGCAGAGAGCGAGTTCAAGCGAGAGGTGGGCGAACGCAAGGCCGCAAGGCGCGGTGCCGTTTCTCGCAAGATAACCAGACCAATGTTAAGAGGAGCTGAATAATGCCCGGACACTACGACATGAAAGCAGACAAGATGAAAGACAAAGTCGCCAAGACCATGCGCGAATACAAGGCTGGCAAGCTCAAGAGCTCAAGTGGCGACAAGGTCACAAGCCAAAAGCAAGCCGTGGCCATTGCCATGTCCAAGGCTGAAAAGAAATGAAAGAAGTCTGGGACAAGCCCCGGCCAAAAGATCTTGGTAAGCCAAAGGAGATGTCGTCAGCTGAGAAGCGCAACGCCATGCGCCGCGCTGCCAAGGCTGGCCGACCTTATCCCAACTTGGTTGACAACATGGCTGCGGCGCGAGAAAAGAAGTGAGCAAGTACAAGGATCCAGAGGGTGGGCTGACCGAAGCCGGTCGGCGCAAGTTTGAAAGCTCTGGTGAAAGCGGCAACCTGCAGCCGGGTGTCAAAGACAAGAGCCCAGTAGGCCAAGCACTGCGTCGCAAAGGATCGTTCCTTACCCGTTTTTACACCAACCCAAGCGGCCCACTGGTGGATGACAAGGGCGAGCCCACCCGGCTGGCGCTGGCAGCCAATGCGTGGGGTGAGCCGGTGCCGCGCACAGCTGGCGCAGCTGCAAAGCTGGCAGCCAAAGGCCGCAACATGTTGGAGAAGTACGAATTGCAAAAGGATTGATATGGAATACGACAAGAACACACCCGGCGGCATGCGCCTGACACCAGAGCAAATCTTGAAGCGGCAGGTTGCTGCCCAAGCCAAGAAGGATGAATTCCAGCAGCTGTACCAAGATGCCTACGAATTTGCCCTGCCCCAGCGCCAGCTCTACGGTGTGTGGGAAGGTGGCGCGACTGGCAGCAAGAAGATGCAGCGCGTGTTTGATTCGACCGCCATCAACTCCACCCAGCGCTTTGCCAACCGGCTGCAGTCTGTCGTCTTCCCGCCACAGCGCAAGTGGGCCAAGCTGGAAGCTGGCTCGGATATCCCGCCAGATAAGAAGCAGCAAGCGCAGGCCGTGCTTGAGGTCTATCAGGACAAGATGTTCACCATGCTGAACCAGTCCAACTTTGACATTGCCATGGGCGAGTTCTTGCTGGATCTGGCGGTCGGCACCGCCTGCATGATGGTGCAGCCCGGCGACGATGTGCAGCCACTCAACTTTATCCCCGTGCCCCTGTTCTTGGTGAGCTACGAGGAGGGGGCCAATGGCCAAGTGGACAACGTCTACCGCCGCATGCGCATGAAGGGTGAAAGCATTCAACGCCAGTGGCCAGATGCCGATATATCAGACGATCTACAGCGCCGCATTGAGAACAAGCCGACCGATGACATTGAGTTGCTGGAAGCCACCATCTACGACCACAAGCGTGGCGACTACTGCTACCACGTTATTGACAAGGTATCCAAGACAGAGATTGTCTACCGCCGTCGCAAGATGAGCCCTTGGGTGATATCGCGCTACATGAAAGTGGCTGGTGAAATCTATGGCCGTGGCCCATTGATGACTGCCCTGCCCGATATCAAGACGCTCAACAAGGTCAAAGAGCTGCTGCTCAAGAACGCATCGCTGGCCGTGGCGGGTGTCTACACCGCTGCAGATGATGGTGTGCTCAACCCCAACACGGTCAAGATTGTGCCGGGTGCCATCATTCCAGTTGCTCGCAATGGCGGCTCACAAGGCCCAGCCCTGCTGGCCCTGCCCCGCTCTGGCGACTTCAACGTGAGCCAGCTGGTGATCAACGACATGACGGCAAGCATTAAGCGGATCTTGCTGGATGAATCGCTGCCGCCAGACAACATGTCAGCCCGTTCAGCCACCGAGATCGTCGAGCGCATGAAGGAGTTGGCCCAGAACCTTGGCTCTGCCTTTGGCCGCTTGATCAACGAAACCATGATCCCCGTCACCGCCAAGATCTTGGAAGTGATGGACGAGCGTGGCTTGATTGACATGCCGCTGCGGGTCAATGGCTTGGAAGTCAAGGTCACCCCAGTGGCGCCGCTGGCCATGGCGCAAAACATGGAAGAGGTCAACGCCATCATGCAATACATGCAGATCAGCCAGAGCTTGGGCACCGACGGCCAGCTCGCTATCAAGACCGACATGCTGGTGGACTATCTGGCCGACAAGCTGGGTGTGCCAGCAGCCGTGCGCAACACCGCAGCCGAGCGTGCCGTGCTCATGGAAGAGATGAGAAATCAGCAACAGCAGCAAGCTATCGCACAAGCCATGGCCATGCAGGCCCAAGCTGGTGCTGGCATGCAAGCGCTACCCGCACCAGAAGGAGCAATGTGATGGATTATGGAAACCGACCAAGCGGTGAGAAAAAAGGTATGGGTTACTTTGGCGAGCTAAAGAGATCCAATGGCGATGTGTCGACAGAGATATCTGTAGGCGTTGGCATGGACGGCAAGGAGTTGGAAATACCTTTAATTGTCCCAACCCTTACCAAAAAAGAACTGAATTACTTATTGAGCACAGATGTGGAGAGCAAATCATTCTTCACAAATATGCCGCCATCCATCATGGACAAGGCCTACGAACACGCCAAGATGCGCATCAAGTCTGGCATGTCGCCATTTGCTGATGAAGACGAAATGATGGAGATGCCAGAAAAATGAGCTGGGAAGAACTAGAAGCTATTGGCCAGCCAAGCGACATCCGCGAGGTTGATCAAAAACGCGAGGATCTGGCCAAGCTGACGCTGCGGGTGTTTGGCTCTGAAGATGGCCAAAAGCTGCTGCAATGGTTGCAGCTCATGTATGTGAATGTGCCCATCGCCGTGCCGGGCACAGACCCTTCACACGCCTTCTTTGCCGAAGGGCAAAGGACGGTGGTGAGGGACATTGAGGTGCGGATTCAACAAGCAAGGAAACTATGACAGACACAGCAACCGTCGAGCCCGGTGGAACCGGCCTACTTGACAACGTGCAAGTGAGCGACCAAACCACCCCGACCAATCCCCAAGCCGTAGAGATTGACCACCGATCTGACACAACTGCGGCGACCAGCTCAGCGCCAACAGGCGATGATGATCCCCTAGAGCGGCCAGACTTTTGGCCAGAAAACTTCTGGAAGAAGGACTCCAACGAGCCCGACCTAGAAGGCATTGCCAAGAGCTGGTCGGATCTGCGCAAGCAAATCAGCCAAGGCAAGCACAAAGCGCCAGCAGACGGCAAGTACGACCTCAAGGCCTTTGGCGAAGAAGCTGAAACCAACCCCATCGCCACTACCCTGTCAGGCTGGGCCAAGGAAAACGGTCTGTCGCAGGCTGCATTTGATGACTTGGTGGGCAACCTGCAAACCCAAGCGCGTGAGTTGATGCAAGGCGACATGGTTGACCCGGCAGCCGAGATGAAGCAGCTGGGCCCCAATGGTGGCGCAATCGTCAACGGCATGGTGGACTGGGCTCGCGGCTTGGTCAACAAGGGTGTCTGGTCAAAGGATGACTTTGAAGAGTTCAAGATCATGGGTGGCACCGCTCGCGGCATCACCGCTTTGATGAAGGTGCGCGAAGCCTATGAGGGCAGAGTGCCAACCCAGAGCGCCCCGCTTGAGGGCGCACCCAGCAAGGATGAGCTCTACCAGATGGTCAACGATCCGCGCTACAAGACCGATCCCGGCTACCGCACCAAGGTCGAGAAGATGTTCCAAGCAAGTTTTAAGTAATCTCTCCAAGGCAAGCAGTTGCCCTTGACCCAGCTTCGGCTGGGTCTTTTTTGTGCAACACCCAAACCTACCTATTGCGTTGTGGCAAAAAAGTCATACAATCCGGCCAAGGCCTACCGGGCAACCGACCCTGACCACTGCGAGATGCAGACGATTGGCTGGCGATACCAGCAAGCATTCGGCCCTGACTATCAGGCTTACCGGCGCGAGAACCCTGTTTTTCAACAACCGAATGAGGTATCCCAATGAGCATTTCTTTAAGCAATGCCTTCGTTACTCTCTTCGACGCGGAAGTCAAACAAGCCTACCAAGGTAAGGCAATGTTGGTTCCGGCGGTTCGCCAGCGTCGTGGAGTCGAAGGTTCAACTGTCAAGTTCCCCAAAGTGGGCAAGGGTGTTGCGACTATTCGCGTACCCCAATCCGATGTCACCCCTCTGAATGTTGGCTTCAGCTCTGTCACTTTGACATTGGCTGACTACAACGCTGCAGAGTACAGCGACATCTTCAGCCAAGCCAAGGTCAACTTCGATGAGCGCCAAGAATTGGTGCAAGTTGTTGCTGGCGCTATGGG